TTGCATCATTCATCAGGAATGGTTCTGCCTCCATCAACGCTCCGTACAAATACACATCTGGATTGTTTGTCAACATCTGCTCTGTAGTATTAGTAATTGAAAGAGCATCAATCTTCTTGTAAAACATTATCGAATAGTCATAGGCAACGTCTGGTGATGGTCCTAAACGAACTTTCTTTATTGGGGTTCCACTAGCATTGTCTGAGAAAATAGTATAAGCCAGCGGCTTTCCACCTTGACTTCCAGCCCACATCCTGTTCATGTTCTCAGGAGTAATGTAAGACAGCGTAGTTATAGGGCTAGTCCGCAGATGAAAATCCAGCATCTGAAGATAACCAGAAGGTAAGGCATAATCCCTAGTTCCGCCCACTAATGCAGCCGCTCCTCCTAATGTAGTCTCATCTACATTCAGCATTATCGACAAACGGAGAATCCGATTCATACGGGCCTCCGTTAAAGCGATAAACTCTGTTATCCTAGCTGTCAGATCATCTCTGTCTAACCAATTAGCTACAGCAGTCTGTAATTCGCTGTAAGTCCCTATAGCCATTAGACGTTACGGGCTGAATAGAATATTTTTTGATTTAAGACTCTATATCCGTTTGCTGTGTCAGTTTGTGCGCGCCCTGCGACGCCGAATGCGTATAACCACATAGTTAAACCCTCGTTGGTGTAGTTCTAAAATATTTGTTATCAGGATCGTTTAGATACTTCTTCATAAGGTTATGATCTTTCTCTATTGCTCCATTAGTTTCCTTCATCCATTGAGTCCATATATTTAATGGGATGGATGCAACCCTTACACCTTCACCAGCTTTGCCGGGAGTAAGTAAATCACCATAGTTGTTATAGGATTTCTTATTCTCCTCCAGAACTGGCTCTACATCCTGATATGTGTTTATAGTAAACTCTGTTTCATCCGCATTGGAATGAAACGTAGTGTGTAGCATATTAGGTTGTACTTTTTCAGTCATCTTAAATGATACCCCTGATCCTCTCCCTTTACAATTTTATCCATACGGGATTTTGTATCAGAAAGTTTTTCATCGAAAGTCATGGGCTTCTTTTGTTTTGCTGGCTTCTGTTTTACAGACTTACTCGTTTTACCAGCCATAAACCTTTCCTACCTTTGAAACCTGAGTGCTTATAACATTATCTATAGACCCATTATGATCTGTATGCCCTAAAGCACCGTCTACTCCCGGCCCATACTTTTTAAGTTTAGGCTCACCTTCTGCATAAGGTGGTGGATTCATGTCTGGGCCAATAGCCGTTGCACTGCCTTTACTAGGCGGTTGTCCTATATTTGCCATCTTGTTTCTCCTGTGAGGAAAAGCCCCCCGAAGGGGGCTAAACCAAGACTATTTAGGTTGCGCTCTTCAACTGGCCACTTCCGTTGCCATTTTTAGCTCGCAAACCGTACTCAGCAATCAAAAGCTGTTTCACACTATCACCAGACTTGGCGAGAGTTTCTGTACGGAAAGGACGTAGGTAGTCAACAGACCACAGATCGAAGTCGATAAAATCAACCTGAGTAGCTGGTATGTGCCGATCAGGCACAACCTTAAACGTACCGAAGTCCGTAACAAGAACGTCAACAGCATTTACAGCAGTGATACTATTCTTAGAACCAATATCATTTCTGGGTGCAGCAACCACAGCGCCACCAACAGTAGATGAACTGATAGTACCCTTTACTGTGCTACTACACAAAATAGTATCTGGTGTCCCACCCAAATTCCATATGCGTTCAGCAACATTGTTGACCAAGGCAATGGTAAGGGGTGTATCAGCACCACCCGTACCCGCCTCTGTAGTACCGTCTGGGCCAGCGGCGGCTGCACCATTGTTAGTCAAACCAAGACCAGTAGAAGCGGCAACAACATTTGACGTTGCATTCACAGTCGTACCAATCCAAGTTGAAAAACAAGCGGTGTTTCTAGCAACGCCAGAAGAGCCAACAGCCTTAACCGTACCCTCAAGCAGCATAAACTCCATATCACGCTTCATTTCTTTAGCGCGTTTGGCTAACTGATAAGCCTGAGTTGACTTTCGACCAGCAAAATCAACAGCTTCAGCAGTTCCAGAACTCTGGACTTGCGTTGCGGAGATTTGGGTATAGTTAGTCAGACGGCGTGGCTCGGTCGCAGCAGTTGAGGCATAATCATCTCCCTCTTTCTGCGTATTAGCGGCGGCTGCCTTTAGCTCATCTGTTTGCCACTCAAACGTAGTGTTATCAACGGTTCCACGTCCACACCCATTAAGAAATGGGGTGTCCATTGGGCTGATATTATATATAATATTTGATAGGTCTTCCCTAATGCCAATGGCACCATAGGTTTCCCTAGTATTTGACGGAACTGCCATAATGCAATCCTCCTATTCTAAATGTCTATAAAATCCTCAAAGAGACTTACCGAATCATTTATACGACCAGTCTCTCTAAGACGCTTCATTTGGGCAGTACGTTTGCTTTTGCTTTTATCAGCCTTTCTCTTGGGCGAACCAGGACGGGCCATAGTTGGTTTATTCTTTACTTTTTTAGATTTAATGTCTGCGCTCTTTAGTGCATCGTACTTTTGCGCTTTCATCAAAACAAGGATTGACCTATGGTCTACGAGGCTATTTAACTCGTCAGGGGTAAAGCCATTATTAGTGGCATACGAACGCAAGGAAGCTGTTGTTTTGTTCCTGTATTCCTCGTCCGTCCACTCAGGCAATGCCTCTGTGAGTTTAGAATATTCCTCACGCAAAGACCGTTGATGCTCTAGCTGGGCTTCAGATGTTTGCCGTTGCGCCGCTTGAGCGTGTTGCTGTTGCAACCCTTGTATCTTCTCTTGAGACTCCCTATATTCTTCACGCTTGGTGACATACTCTATAGGGTCATTCTCTTTTAAAGAATTCCAATCTACATTTGCAAACTGATCCATATTCGAGTTTTGAATAATATTGGTCAGTGCTTCCATGTACTGCTGACGCTCTGCTTGGATCTGCGACACTTCGGAATTATACTGATCTTTCAGTGATTCCATTTCGCGCTTTTCTGTAGCTACCTCTTGCGTCTTTTTTGTATAATCTGACTGGCGACTATAGCCTTTTAAGAGTTCGTCGAAGGTTACTTCGTGTTCTTCTCCGTCTACACGGACAGAATAAAGTTCCTCTGATTCTTCTTCGTCAGGTTCTTCAGACTCATCTTCGTCTTCGGATTCATCATCCTCAAACTCTTCCTCGTCTTCAGATACTTCTTCCAATGATTCGTCTTGAGCTTCCTCTATAGACTCTTCTTCTTCTGAAGGTTGCTCTTCCTTGCTCTCAGGTGTTTCCTCGTCGGAATCTAATAAGCCAAGAATTGCGCTATGGGCTGCCTCAATACTTTCTGAGGGAGCTATATTGCCTTGCGGCACGGACGGGGCATTTTGCGTATCCGCCATTTTTACTTCTCCTTATATATGTGGGTGTTGCTGTTCCAGAATCTTAGCCATGTGTCCAGTTTCAACTATGGACGTTATATGTGCCTTAACTCTTTCAAGCAGTCTCGTCGCTAACCAGCATGACTCCCGCTGGCTTACATCATTTGAGTTGGTTCTTGACCAGCTCAGTAACAACTCTTTTTCTAATGTGTCGAACGCTTCTACAAATAATTCATGTTCTAAAAGTCTTTTTGCTTCTTCCTCGCGGTTCATGTATCTCCTATTGCTACTGCGCGTTTTTGTTCTCGTTCAAGTTGAAGTTCTTGCATTTTTAATTGTGCGTCAACTGCGTCAGCCGCAGCCACCTGTTGGATCTTCATCTGCTTGACTTGTATATCAGCGGCCTTTATCTCCAACTCTTTTTGCTTTAACTGCATTTCCATCTCAGCCATCTGCTCTTCTTGTGATGGCCCTTGATCTTGTGGGGTTTGTGATGGGTCTGTTAAGAAGTCAGATACGTTCTGAAACCCCATGTTCCTAACCATCGCAGCACCAATGTTATACATGTTTTGCATGTTAACTATGGGTAGTCCGCCACGCATAGCGTCACCAGCGAATTGCAGCATTATAGTCAAGTGGGAAAGCTGTTGATCTTTATTTCCATTGCCCAAAGCAACTGAAACAGTACAATCAAATTTATCATTCCATGCGTCTGGTCTGACTGGAATCCACTCGTTGCGAAGCATAACAACTCTTTCTTTGTCTTGATTTTTTAGAAGTAGTTGGTATATTCTTACCATCAATCCTTTCACACCAGTTTCGGCAAAGTTTCTAGCTATCAGCTCTACCCTACTTTGCGAAGCATTCATCACTGCATTGACGGCAGTTGCGGTAGTATGCGAAGTAAGCGCATTCTCATCTAAGCCCTGAGACATTCTTGATACACCAGCCCTGGACTCTCTAACGCTATCCAGGTACTCAAGCATCTGAAAGGAGTACGGCTCTAGTGATGGGGTCGCGAGGGGCATAACAGCATTGGGAGACTTTACGCGAACCACACCACCAGGCCGTTGTGTTAATAGATCATCTAAATTTGCTTGCCCTTCAAGAACAGCATAGCGACCAAAGTTCTGGTTATACATATTGTCCATGAGATTTCTGAGCAATGTACTCTTCATCAGTTGAAGATCCATTACTAGATCAGCAACAGACAGCCCAAAAAACTTATGTGGAATCTTTATTGGGCAGATGGAGATAAATGGGATCTCGTCCACTTCTTCATTGGCGAGTACATAATCACCCACTGAGCAAACCTTTCTAAGTTCTGCTATCCCATCACCGTCATAGTCTGTCCTGATAAAACTTTCATGCAGCCAATAAGTTCGCTGGGATTCATCATTATTACCAGAGTCTGCGCCCCAACCACTATACTTTGAAGAATTGTCAAATTCATATCGAGCTAACCGCTCCATAGAATATGCCTCTTCACCGTAACCACCAGAGCCAAGCTCTTCTGGGTCAATGTCTTTGTCTGGGTACATCTCCCTTAATTGTGATAGAGTTTTCTCTACCCTATGGCATACAAATTTAGCATCCTCTATAGTCTTCGACTCTCTAGCTATAAGGAATTCATCGGGAGGCACATTTTCTATTCTTATTTTTCCGTTGTAAGATTCTCTAGTTATAACAACGTCATGTAAAATATACTCGCCTTCAGGGTACTCAGTATGCTCTACAACCTCTACACCATCAGGAGCAACCAAGGACTCAAAAGCTATTTCATCTAACCCTCTGTATTCCTCTCGTTGAGCTTCGGAGTACTCATCCCACCACACCTTGACTATACCGTTCTTGGATAGCAAAGCATCGGTGAACCATGAGTACATTATTTCCCAACCATTGTTGTCTTTTGCAAAGACGTAGTTTACATAGTCTGTGGCCTGTTCAGCCATTGCAACATCTTCTGGCCCATGAGGGCTAAACTTAACCATCTCATCGCCCGATGCAAAAATACGCATCAGGGAAGGTTTTATCCACTCAATAGTATCTTGAACTGTGGAGTCTACAAACTGGGAGCGACCCTCTATTTCATTACCGAAGGGTAAGGCATAGTAATACTCCATAGCCTTCTCTCTCTGCTCTGAGATCGTATCACTATAACCCAGGGCATCAGTCAATTCACCTTTGATTCTGGTTAATAGTTCTTCTTCTGTAATTTCTTCAGCCATTAAATAATACCATAATTCCTATAGGTTACTTCGTTTGTCCATGTTGAGTCTTCACCAGCTATTGCAAATCTCTGTGATTGGAATGCGTATCTTGTCGCACTCATTATATCGTCCCTAATAGGAACGACCTTTCCTTCCTTTCTATGGTACATCCTAAACTCTTCAAACCAGTCTGATAAGGTATCAAACACTTTAAACCTTCCAGACTCCATAGCTTGGTACATCGCCATGATCCCCTCTTCTATAGAGTTGGAGCCTTTTGTTAAGCCCAACGCTGGGGGATTTGTAAAATGCTGTAATAGGAAGTTACACCCTAAATCCCTGTACTGCGAAGCTAGCCCAGGATTGCCCATACTATCCCTGCGATTGCCGTCATGCGGGTAGGCTATGGGTATAAAGTGGGGTCGCTTTCTTATTCGTTCAGAGTGCGTAGCAGGACTAGCCTTACTCTCCCTATAACAGTCATAAATGTAAAATACATCTTCATCTGGGTCTATAGCGCACCAGACTACTGCTGTCGGGTGATCCCAACCAAAATCTATTGCAGCTATTCTAGGCCAAAAGTCTTCAATGTGTATTGGCGAACAACTAATACGGTCATCAGGGATGGGGAATATAAGACCCGAACCAATAGAAGGTCTACCGTACCTCCTCATCTCCCTTTCATGTGGGGAGTACGCAGATAGGATCTGCTCCATCACCACCTCAGATAGATGTCCATCAACACCATTCTGAGACTTTATTTTCTCCGAAGCGTCATCCCAGGTAGCATTGGATAAAGACTGTCCAGGCTTTATATCATTCATAAAGCTGGCAACTGTCTCCGTCATTCCAGACTCTGGGGTAAACGTCATGTAGACCATTCCCCGTCTATCAAGCGTTCTTGTTACCGCCTGTGAGTAGATCTCTCTGCTAGGCTCTTCGTCTAGCCATACGCAATCTACCGATCTACCCTGCCACTTCTCAACGCCCATCTCGTAGGCTTTGAAGAATAAAGAAGAGTTCGCCCCAGTGACGTGGCGTATTAGGGCCACCGATTTAGCGTTAGGCACACCAGGCTTGCGTTCCGTCTTTACTATTAGTTTTCGCGGAACCGCGCCAGAGCCGAATGCTTCAGGGTCATCAGGGGAACCCAATAATTCTGCTTGAACTATGTCTCTTGTTGTTTCGTTAGAAACCCCGCCAGCCCATGCAGTGATAGGATTGTTAAACCTTCTACCATTCCACCACTCAGGATATAACCCCGTTAGATGGTATGCCATCTCTGCGGCACCACAGTAAGACTTTCCTATTCTGTTAGCAGCCATCAAGAGACGCTGGTTAGCTTGACTACCTGTAGCGTGGAAATCTAACTGATAAGGGTAGGGGTCGTAAAACTCTACCTTGTTAAACCGCTCTCTCTTTCTAAGCTCTCTTGCTATTTCTACCGCTTTCTCTATATCCGCTGGCATACGCCGCCTTTGCTTGGTTTTCGGCTTGTTTTCTAGTGGAGAAACATTTACCTTTACTGCCCCATTTCCACCCCTTCTTACCGCTCTTCAGCTTGCATTCTTGTATTGGCATTGGTTCAGAATTGTATATCCACTTCTACATTATCTTCCACGTTCTACGGCCCGTCTTGGGATCTTTATGCCATCGACCACCACCAGGTCCGCCACCCCCACCAGCCCTCGCGCGTTGTCTCCTGTTGGGTCCTGAAGCGCCAGAGGGTTTAGAACGCTCTTCCCTCAACCTTCTACTAGATTTTGGTTCTGCCTTTTTTTCTAGTTTTTTAATTTCTGCATCAATCTCTCTAACACCGTAATCACCAGCATGTTTGGTTATATGCTTTCGGCTGGGTTGTGTAGCCCTACCAGAATCTTTTTCTATTTTCTCCGCCTCTTTTATAGCCCTGCGAGGCTTCTTTGTTCCTGGCTCTAAACCCATTCTATTCCATTTTAATTCGCCGCTTTTTATACGCGCTTTCTTTTTGCGTATACGAGATGCTGCGCTTTCCTTATCTGCCATTCCAGACTCTCCTAGTTAAGCGGCCCAACAAGAGCCTCTAATTCCTGCTTTAACTCAGCGGTTGACTTGCCTTCAACATGGGATATTTCCTGCTGTATCCTGTCTGCTGGCTTCATTCCAGCACGATCTAAGATATCCTTTACAGCCCCAAGTCTTACACTCTCACTCTCAGCTCCCTCAGACAAGGACTTCAACTGAGACAAGGCACCAGGAACACAGTCCTGGATCATCTTGCGTGTCCGCTCTTCTATTTCAAATGAGAACTGATTCTTTAACTCGTGTCCTCTCTGCTTAGGTGAACCATAGCCAGCAAACTCTGCTGACTTAGTGGCGTTTCCTGTGAGGCAATACTGGTCGATGAATCGCTCTTGTTTACTGGTTCTCACTAACCTAGAAGACCCCCCATTGGCATCGGAGGTCCACCGC